AGCTCAAATTACTAAGACGGGTTGTAAAGGTGTTATTGGTAATGATTATGTCAATCTTCTTGATGTTAATGTAACCCCAACAATTACTGCTGGTACTTCAGGAACTTTTGAAATTGCAGTTTCATCTACAACAAATATTGCTCAAGGTCAAGTAGTAACTGGTACAGGTATTGCTGCTGAAACTCGTGTAGTCGGTGTGAGTGGTACAACTGTTTATCTAGACAAAGCACTTACAGGGAATGCTTCGGGAACAGCAACCTTTAAGGTTAACGTTGCAGAAGATCTAACTGTTGGTATGGCAGTTTCTCAAACAGCAACTCCAAATGGTATTGCTTCAAATACCAAGATTGTTGGTATTGACTACAAAACCAGAACGGGTGAAATTGGTCCTCGCATCTATCTAAGCAACCAACTAGTTGATAACATTCAGGTATCAAATGGAAACGATGCAATTAAGTTTGATTTCTCAGTTGTAACAACTGATCCAGGTAACGTTGCTACTGCACATGAGTTAAATCCTGGTGATGTTATCTACGTTGCTCAAGGAACAACAAGCACCATCCCTGCTGCTCACTATACAGTATTTGAAGTTCCAACATCAACTACATTTACCACAACTCCTGCACTTCAGGGTACTGGTGATGCCACACTTTATAGCAGCATCTTCTTTGCAGAAAGATTCACAAATGGTCCATACGCCATTCAAAATAATGGTGACCAGATCAAGGTAACTCTGAACGTAAGCCTAGACTGATCCTATATAATACAAACCCAAATTTTAGTTATCATTATATGGGGGTTGTCGTTAGGCAATCCCTTATTTTTATGCTCATCTAGTCTATGGCAGTATATACTTACATATCAGGATTAGAATCTGACGCCGTTGGACTATACGCCAATGAACTTTTGAGCAGCCTTGCTACAAGAACAATTGGATCGTTTACTAAAAATACAGCAGCTGGATTATTTGCTTTCATTAGTAGTCAAGAAAGAAGAACATATGTTTATGAACCATCTCTAATTGACCTCTACAACGAATTAGATTTTGGATTCATAATTGATGTAACTTCTTGTGTAATTACTCCTATTGGTACTGTAGTTGTTTCTACTAATACGATTGCTCCAACATGTGCTGTACGCATTGATATTGGTGCTACAGTAACAATTAATCCAAGTTCAATATATACTGTCCCAGTCCAAGCTAGTACTCCAAATATTTATAAAAATTGGGGAAGCATTACAGACTCAACAGCGACTGCGGAGGATTATGGTCGCATCTATTATGTAAGTAATATAGAATCCTTTGGATTCGTTAAATTTGTTAGTGAAGCTTCATGGAAAGCAACACAAGCTTGGCAAGGATCTGGAAATATTGGATTATTTGGTAAGGAAAGTTCTCCTGCCTTCTACAATTATAACACTAGTAATAGACTACGAGGACTTGAAGGATCATCAAGTTATGTGTTCTCTCCTGCTCTCCCGAGTAGGGGAGGACTTTCCTTGTTTGGTGAATCCCCAATTGGTATCAGTCTTCGTATTATTATTGATGCTTCTACACTATTCAGTTTTTCTAGTCTTGATGAGAAAAAGACATTTGACTATCCAGCAACGGAAGGAAGTCTGTCTATTCTTGGTGGTGTATCTGATGTTGACACCACATTTGCATATTTTGCAGAGGGAACTCTATTTAACTTCTCTGGTTTAGACGAGAAAGCATCGTATGATTATCAGGGATCTGGAAGACTATTTGGATTCAATAATCTTGAAGAAGCAAGAGTATACAGATACGATTGTCATGATTCAAATGCAATTGATTATTTTGTTGAATCGGATTATGGTTATGTTGAAAGATGCATTACAACAGAAACTATTACAGGAGATATTTCTGGGTCTTCCACTTCATGTACGTGTGTAGTACAACAAGGAACAACTGCACGTATTGTTAATAATCAATCATATTCAGTTGCTCTGAATTCTGACATTGCAACGATATTTATTGATTATGGTTATATAACAAATCCAGCAGATGCTCTATTAGACTTTGGTTATATTCTAACCACAAGCAATGTGATGCCTTGTGGATCTATTAGATTTAACAAAGAAATTGCATCCACTAATAAATTCACGCCAAATTGGAACGGCGAAGGAATCATTTCTATCTCTGGTGCATCAAGAATTCCACTTGATGTTGCTGTATATGGAACAGGATCTATTAAAAATCTTGGTGGATCAGCAGAGACTGCAGCATTTGCAGAAGAAACGAAAGATCTATTCCGTGTTACTGGTGATGCTACTATTGGTATCACAGCAATTACTATACAAGATGGAAATCTATTTGGGTTCTCTGGTGCTGCTGAGGCAACTACTGTCAATCCTCCAGAAGAAACTCAATTATTCGCAATCTCTGGTGGAATATTAACAGAGAAACATTCAGAATCGTATATTGGTGAAGGTATTCTATTCGCATTAGAAACTGTCATTGAGAAAAATGTTTATAGTTATGTTGGTTCTGGTGGTCTATTTGGATTCAATAATCTTGAAGAAGCAAGAACATACGTTTATGATTGCGAATCTGTTGTACCATTCCTAGATCTTGATTATGGATTAATAGTTAGCGGAAATAATCAACAACTTTCGTGTGTAGATGTTTCTGGAGTAATAAGTTCTAATACTGTTTCAACAACAGGTTGTACTAAGGTTCCTCCTGGAACTACTCTTGAAATTGTTCCTGGCGTAACATATACAATTCCAAGTCAACTTACCGTTCCACAGAATTATAATGATTATGGGTTAGTATCTGAATTACATGACCCAGTGGTTGATTATGGTTGGATTCTTGGAACGTTCCGAGATGGTATGCCTGGATGTATCTATGGACAAATTGATATTACTGGATCTGCAACTGATAAATTTACTCCTTCCTGGACTGGTTCTGGAAATATTGCAATTGCTGGACAATCACGTGTTCCACTTGATGTTGCTGTATATGGAACAGGATCTATTAAAAATCTTGGCGGTGCGGCAGAGACATCTGCTATTGCAGAAGAATCAACAGGTCTATTCAAGATTACTGGTACATCAATTATTGGTATTACAGCAATTACAATTGGTGATGGATCTCTATTTGGATTCTCTGGTAGTTCTGATTCCGTTGGATTTAATCCACCAGATATTACAACAGATATTAAAATTTCTGGAGCTTCTGGTGATCCATTACTTACTTATAGAGAAATTGGATTTGGTAATTTATTTACACTACAAGGTGCCACGCAATCTTCTGTTTACAGTTATGTTGGTTCTGGAAGTCTATTTACACTCAACAAACTTGAAGAAGCAAGAACATATGTTTATGATTGCGAATCTATTGTTGAATACAGATATTTTGATTATGGATTAATAGTTGCTGGAAGTAATCAACAACTTTCGTGTGTAGATGTTTCTGGAGTAATAAGTTCTAATACTGTTTCAACAACAGGTTGTACTAAGGTTCCTCCTGGAACTACTCTTGAAATTGTTCCTGGCGTAACATATACAATTCCAAGTCAACTTACCGTTCCACAAAACTATGAAGATTATGGATTAGTATCAGAACTGTACGACCCAGTGGTTGATTATGGATGGATTCTTGGCACCATTCAAGATGGAATGCCTGGATGCATTTATGGTCAAATTGATATTACTGGATCTGCAACTGATAAATTTACTCCTTCTTGGATTGGTTCTGGAAACATTGTAATTACTGGACAAGCACGTGTTCCACTTGATGTTGCTGTATATGGAACAGGATCTATTAAAAATCTTGGGGGCGGTGCAGAAACATTTGCTATTGCAGAAGAATCAACAGGTCTATTCAAGATTACTGGTACATCAATTATTGGTATTACTGCAATCACAATTAATGATGGATCTCTGTTTGGATTCTCTGGTGCAGCAGAATCAGCATCTGTTAATCCACCAGATATCACAACAGATCTCAAGATTACTGGAACTTCTGGAGATCCATTACTCACACACAGAGAAATTGCATCTGGAAATCTATTTGCATTCTCTGGTGGTCAAGAGAGAAATTCGTTTGATTATGCTGGTACTGGAACAATTACATTGCTTCCAAGAAAACCAGAAACTTACGAACTCTCAGAACTTGCTAATTATACTCTTGAAGACTACACAACTTGCTCTCCATATATTAATCTTTCGGATACAAGTTTCTATAATGGACATACAAAGCTTGGTTGTGTACAACTTAAGTGGTTAAATTCGGAAGAGTCACACGAGAAGCACACTGAAGTTTATGATATTCATCTCTGCAATGATGAACCAGAAATTGATTATGGTTATATTATTAATGCCAATACTCTTTCATGTGTAGATGTTTCTGGAGTAATAAGTTCTAATACTGTTTCAACAACAGGTTGTACTAAGGTTCCTCCTGGAACTACTCTTGAAATTGTACCAGGGATTACTTATAGTATTCAACTTCAAATTACGCAGGCAAGCTTCTTTGAAGATTATGGTTTTATCAACGAAATCTATAGTCCAACAAGAGATTATGGTTGGATCCTTGATACGACAGGTCTTGTATGTCCATTTGGCAATCTCGCAACTCTTAACGGTATTGCTGATCAGGCATACGTTAGAAATACTGATGCATTTACAGAAGGCGGAACACTCAAATTTGCATCTGATGTTGGTGCAGAAATATTCTTTACCCCACCTTATATTACTGAAGGATATATTGGTGTTATTCGTGGAGATGGAATTACAGTATTCAGTCTATTGCACAACGGATCTGGATCCTCCATTATCATTGGCAATGGTCTATACAGTGAAACAGATGTATTTGTCGGATCTGGTCAAATCAATCTATTTGGTGCTGGTGTTGATTCCAAATCTAAAGTATTTACTGGATCTGGACAAATCAATCTATTTGGTGCTGCTGCTGCTGAAGTATTTGTCGCTAACCCACCAGAGAATACACAACTCTTTAGTGTCACTGGTGCTGCCTCTTATGTTGAAGTAGATGCATTTGTTGGATCTGGAAATCTATCTTACTTTGGTGGATCTGCAGAGACAGTTGCTTGGTCACCAGACGAAGAGCAACTTCTATTCTCTATCAAAGGAGCAGCAATTTCTATCTTTAGTCTTGCTCATTTTGGGTCTGGTACAATTATCGTTACCGATAGCGCCGAGAAAGCAAGAGTACTTGTACTACCAGCTGATGGATCTATTAGTAATATTACTGGCGAAGCAGATGTAGCATTCTCCGCAAATCCACCAGAAGAAGAACCTCTATTTAGATTTGTTGGCAATAAAGAAGAATCGTTCTCCTTTGGAACTTATATTGGAGATGGTGATCTCTTCTCTATTGGTGGTTCTTCCGAACTTCTTGGATTTGCAGAGCGACCAACTATTGATATTCGCGTCACTGGTCAACTTACAGAGAGGAGAACTAATAAATTTACAGGATCTGGTAGTCTATTTGCATTTATTGGATCTACGGAATCTAGAACAATTGATCTACCTGAGTTCAAGGCAGATCTTAAGTTCTTCGGTGGAATCACGTCAGAAATATTCTCAGCAAATCCACCTGAAAATGATGCCAAGATTAAAGTATCTGGAACAACAACTCCAGAAATTCTTACCTTCTCTGAAAGATCGTTTGGAACTGTATTTACATTTGGTGAATCTACAAATGTCTATGCACCAAATCATATTGGCACTGGATCTCTATTTGCATTTGCTGGTTCTGCAGAATCTGTTGGATTCAATCCAGAAGACATCACAACAGATCTCAAGATTATTGGATTTGCAATTGAAAGATTTACAGCAAATCCAGCAGAAGATGGTACGGAAATTGTTCTATCTGGAACAACATCACCAGAAATTCGCAGCTTTGCAGAGCAACCATTTGGTACATTCTCTATATTTGCAGATGCTGATACAGATAGATCTAAAATCTTTGTTGGTTCTGGATCACTCAAGAAGTTCTCTGGATCTTCAGAATCTGCTACATTCAACCCCGAGGAAAAAGATCTCCTATTCTCCTTCACGGGAGGACTTACAAGTGAGAAACACACCGAAACGTATGCTGGTGTGGATACCCCAATTAAAATCCGTAGAGGAGCTCTATCGGACTTCCAGACGTATGATTACCAACCACTATGGACTGGATTTGGTATTATCACGATTACTGGAGAATCTGCAGATAGATTCCTCAAGAATAATGTTGGATTTGGTAATATCTTCAACATTGGTGGAGCATCAGAATCCACTACCTTCAATCCAACAGAGGAACAAATCCTATTCTCCTTCGCTGGAGAATCGGCAGAAAGAACTGCCTCGTCTTACTATGGTGAGGGATCTCTCTTTGGAATCAATGGTTCTACTGAGTCGTCTACTGTTGTTCCACCAGTATCTGCAGATATCAGATTCTTCGGAGAATCAAGTTCTAAGTTTATAATTAATAATGTTGGATTTGGTAATATCTTCAACATTGGTGGAGCATCAGAGTCTGTCTCCTTCAATCCCGATGAAAGACAAATTCTCTTCTCCTTCTCTGGATTTGGAAGTCAGTCACTTGGTATTGCAGAAACCAAGCAAATTGAAATTGATATTACTGGTGATTCATATGATCTCAGATCTCACTCATACTTTGGATCTGGATCAGCAACGATCTTTGGTGAATCTACAAATCGTTTTGTTATTAATAACATTGGATTTGGTAATATCTTCAACATTGGTGGAGCATCAGAATCCACTACCTTCAATCCAACAGAGGAACAAATCCTATTCTCCTTCACTGGAGAATTGGCAGAAAGAACTCTTGTTAGAGAAATTAGTCAGGGTGGAACTCTTGTTGTTTCTGGATCTTCTGTTGTACGAGCATCTATTGCAGAAACTAAGCAGATTGAAGTTGATATCACTGGTGAAGCATACATTACTGCCTCACTTCTACATGTTGGTTCTGGAAATCTATTTGCATTCTCTGGTGGAGCAGAATCTGTTACTGGAGTTCCTCCAACAGAAAAAGCACTATTCAAAATTTCTGGTATTGCAACAGAGAAGAATACAGAAAATTATATTGGTTCTGGATCTCTTAGAAAACTATCTGGTGCTGCAGAATCTGTTGCCTTTAATCCAGATGAGCAACAAATTCTCTTTACATTTACAGGAACAAGAAATTCAGAGAAGAGAACATCTAGAGAAATCAGTAAGGGAGGAACATTCCAGATTTCTGGAGACTCTGTATCAAGATCTTCTCTTGTACACTATGGTCAGGGAACTGTTTCAGTTGATGGAGATGCCCATACCACAAGAGCAAGAGATTTCATCGGATCTGGTACAATCCCAGTATTCCATGGAGCAGCGGAATCTCTCACATTTAATCCAGATGAAAGAGATCTACTGTTCTCCTTTAATGGAGAACGTATTTCCGAGAAGAGCACGTTTAGAGAAGTTGGAACTCTTGGTAAGGTCAGAATTACTGGAACAAGTGGCGATCCATTACTCACATTTGCAGAGAATCCATTTGTCAAGATCAATCTTAGTGGTAATTCTGTTAATATTCGTTCACGCAGATATATTGGATCTGGAAGACTATTTTCATTCAGTAATGCAAAAGAAGTCTTTGCCCGAGCTCAGTATGAAGGCAGCGGTGCTATTGATATTAGCGGTGATGGAATTATTCAGGTTGAGGTCTTCCAACCACCAAGAACATTTATCTGGATTATCTAATTATATAAATACATTTGAGCAAAAACTGTGCGTAAATAATGACCACTCAGGTACAATTTAGAAAAGGCACGACCCCCGAACATGCTCTATTTACTGGAGCACTTGCAGAAATTACAGTTGATACTGACAAAAAAACTGCTGTTATACATGACGGTAGTGATATTGGAGGATTTGAACTTCTAAGAGCAAGATGGGAAGTTGTTAACACTAGTGGAGATCTTTCATGTGGACTTAGGTATCTTTTAGATACATCTACAATTCCATTGACATTAAATATGCCATATGAATCTGCTGGGATTGTTCCCCATGTTGGAGATATGTTGGAATTAGTTGATTTTAAATCAACCTGGGCTATAAATAATGTTACGTTAACGACAAGTGGTGGACAGCAATTTCTAGATAAATTTGGAAACATTGATTCCACTTTAATTCTTGATGTATCTGGTTTATATGTTCAGTTTATTTGGGATGGAATTTACTGGAGGATCCTAGCATGAGTTTATATCTTAGCTCAAGCTCAGCAGCTGTTAATCAAACAGTTGCTCAGTCAAATGATTTTACCGTACATGCTTTACGCAGAGATAAAGACGGTATGCTTTACTATACTGTGGCAAGATCCACAGAAGACGCAGTTTTTGATTTTCACAGAACTAATGGAGAAGAATATCCTGATTTTCTTCAAGGTGAAGAATATTTAGATGCTACTCCTAACGTGGCAAAGCAATATTCAAACGATCCAGACGATAAATATCAACAGTTCAGGTTTGATTTCAGACGCTTGACATATTTCATTGATGATAATGGATACTTAGTCGCAAGACTAAATAAATCATATGATCACAATTCACAAGGACCTAAGTAAGGATTTTTAAAAATGGCAGATTTTAGACTCGGTAGACTGAAGTTTAAGTGGCGCGGTGCTTGGGCTGCGTCTACTGCATATGTCATTGACGATATTGTTAAGTATGGTGCAAACTCATACGTTTGCGTAGTCAATCATACATCAGCTGCATCCCAAACTTCTTTCTATTCTTCCGACCTAAGCAATTGGGAACTCCATACAGAAGGTTTAAGACACAGAGGAACCTGGCAGGGTGGACTTAACAATCAAGGAGTTAGTCTCAATACTTGGTATGCAGTAAACGATATTGCTAAGTATGGTAATACACAATATCGTTGTACGACTGCTCATACATCTTCACAAGATTTTGAATTTACCTACTGGAGTATCTATGCAGAAGGTTTAAAATTTGAGAATACTTGGGATTCAGCAACACAGTACGAAGCTGGAGACATTGTAACTTTTGGTGGTTACAGTTATATTGCTCAAACGAACTCAATAAATATCCAACCTAATACAAATGCATTGTCGTGGGGAGTTATTAGTACTGGATATTCTGCACAAGGCGTCTATACAACCAGTGAAATTTACGAACCAGGAAATGTTGTAAGATATGGTGGCAATAGTTATTCATGTAAATTAACTACAAATACAGAAGCGGTTCCACTTGCTACAGTAAGTGGAAATGGAAGTATTGCTACAGCTACTTTTGCTAATGCAAAATCTGTAATTCCATTTGGGATTGGAGATCTTATTACAATTAGTAACGTATCCGTCTCTGGATATAATGGAACACATAAAATTGTGAGTTGTTCAACAACTCAAGTAACTTATGCATCTGTAATAACTGGAGCTGGCACTGGAGGAGAGATTTCATATATTCCAGTTCCAACAAATACCAGATATTGGGATTTAGTTGTAGAAGGATTTAACTGGACTGGTCAGTGGAGTTCAACTACTGTTTATCAACTAGGAGATGTTGTAAACAGAAATGGTAACTCATATATTTGCATTACATCAAATACAACAGGTGCTTCAACAGCTCCAGAACTTGATACTAATGGGAATTTCTGGAATTACATGTCCCAAGGTGGTGACGCTGCTCAAGTTCTTCAAGAGATTGGTGATCTTCTTTATCAAGCGGCAGGTGGTATTAACAGAATTGCACTCCCCCTAGGAGATAAAAGTGCAGCGGCACTAAAAGAAGCTGATGGTCAAGTGCTATCTGTTGGCGGTACTCCTCTACTACCAAGATGGGAACAAAATAATGTAACTGCCCCTGTTTACTATGTTACCCTAGAAGGAAATAATAACTATAGTGGTAGAAGTATTAGTAGAGCATTTGAATCTGTAAGATATGCTTGTGATTATATTGGTTCTTTAACTGGTTCTTCAGCGCCTTCTGCCACCAATCCTATTACAATTTATATCAAGGCAGGTGTCTACGAAGAAACACTACCAATTACAGTTCCTCCTTTTGTTTCGTTAATTGGTGATAACCTTAGAACTTCTATTATTACTCCTAAGTATGGTCTTGAATCTGACATGCAAGCAATTGTTCTTGCATCCAGTGTATCGCATCTAAGATTTGGTGATATTGTATCTAATGCTGCTGGAACAAAGACTGCTAAAGTTGTTGATTCAGACTATGCTACAAATATTCACCTAGTTGATGTTACTGGTGGTAAGTGGAATACAAGTGACAAGTACATCAATATTGTTAGTCACAAAGCTGCAGATGCGTTTGATTTAATCACCAGAAACAATACCTTCATTGCACATGAAGCATATCATCGTCACATAGCAAATATTGGTGCTGTATCTGGTGCTCAAGCAACAGTCAAGACTCGTTTAAGTCAGTTTATTGATGCTCTTGCATTTAACGTTAAAGCAGGACAAAACAATAAAGTTTGGGATTATGCAAGTGCTTTATTGGGTGGAAGTGCAATTACTGGGAATGGGACTCAAGACACTGCTCTCCTAAATTATATCGCATCAATTTCTACGCAAGTAATGCGTAATGAAACTGTAACTGTTTCTTCTGGAAATACACAGGTTCAATTTAAAGATACTGGTATCACGGTTGATACATCTTCTCCATACTGTGCAAGTGTAGCATCGGCAATCACAACTCTTGTTGGTATTGTAACTTCTGCAATCAGTAATACAAATATGAGTGCAACTGTCAAGGTTGAGCCATATATTGAAATCAGTTCTGCAGTTACTCGTGTAAACCAAGAATCAACTATGTTCTACGTTGGTTCTCATACAACAATTAAGGACTTAATTTTTGAAGGAATGAGTGGATTTGTTCCTTCAACTTTAAATGATCAGGATATGGATACTGCCACTATTCGTGGTGTATATTTCAGACTTGATCCATCATCTGCAATTCAAAAATCACCATATATCCAAAACTGTACCGCAATTGGTGGTGCTGCCGTTGGTATCATGATTGATGGTGCTGTACACGCACACTTTGATGATTCAGCGACACCATCTTATAAGTCAATGGTGTTTGATGCTTATACTCAAATTCTTGATGGTGGTGTTGGGTTCTACGTAACTAGAGGTGCTTCTTCGGAGATTGTATCTTGCTTTACATATTATGCTCATATCTCATATACTTCAACCAGAGGTGGTAAGATTCGTGCTGTTTCTGGAAACTCTTCTTACGGTAAATATGGTTGTATTTCCAGAGGATTTGATTCTACAGAAAACACAATTAATGGTAATGTAAAAGGTAAGAGACTTAAATTAGATCCTCTTCTTCCAAAAAATGGAACCTTTGCTGCTGGCGAGAGAATCCAAGGTGGTACTTCTGGTGCAATTGGTGAATTGATTAGTGATCAATCAGCATCAACATTCCTATATTACTTCCCAATTAAAGGAACCTTTGTACAAGGAGAAACAGTTACTGGAATTACTTCCGCTGCATATGTCACTCTTGCTAACAATACAGACGCAGTAACTGGACAAAAAGGATTCTTATTGACAGTAACTGGGTTAGCAGCTGCTCCAGATCAAGGTGGATCTGTGGAGATGATTAATAATGGTGTTAATGATGACCCAGGATCATTTGTTATCTCCAATGCAAGTTATGCTCCACCAGATGGTAGAGGTACATTGGGTGTAACTAGAGGAAAACTAGGTTCAACACCAGAGGCTCACGATGGTACTGCATCCGTTGCTTTATTTGCAAACCAAGGTATTACAGCGACTTTACAGGGTTCAATTCTTCAATCCGCAACCTCTCCATATACCATGGCAGTTAATGCTGTTACTGGAATGGTTATCGGTGGTTATCTCGCAATCAATAATGAGTTGTTCCAAGTTTCTTCATTCCCATCATCAACATCTGTACAAGTTGTTCGTGCTGTAGAAGGAACAGCTACTCAAGCACATGGTTCTGGAGCAAGTATTGAAATTCTTGCTCAGAAAGTTGTTGGACAAGACGAAATTATTGAGGACTTCAATAATAGTACCAATGTAATTCGTGTTGGTTCTGCTAACATTGGTTTTGATCCTACGGATTACATCAAGATTGATAATGAATTCTTCAAACTAACGGCAGTAACTCCAGATGTAACTGGTACTACAATTCTTCAATTTGCTGACGAGAAAACTGTTCCAGCTGGTGATGGACAAGGATTTAAAATTCGTTATAGATATTCACAAGTTCGTTTAACTGCACACGACTTCTTGGATGTTGGTACTGGTAGTAAGGCAAATACAAATTGGCCATTCCTCCCTCTCAGTCCTAATACTCCTGCAAATGAAACTATTGAATCACGCCCAGGTCGTGTTTATTATGTTTCTACAGACCAAGATGGTAACTTCGCCGTTGGTAAATTCTTTAAAGTTGAACAGGCAACTGGTAAGGCAACTCTTGATGCATCTGCATTTGATCTCGCAGGTCTATCATCTCTAAGACTCGGTTCTATTGGTGCTCAGTTGGGCGCATCCATCAATGAATTTTCAACAGATGGAACACTTTCACAAAATAGTGATGAAAAAGTTTCAACACAAAAAGCAGTTAAGACTTATGTTGATAATCTTTCAGGAACTTTAGGAGACTTTGCGGTTGGCGGAAACCTAACGGTAAAAGGAGCAACTACAACAATTGCTTCAGTAACCGTTGAAGCAAAAGATCGCAATATTACTTTAGGAAAAGTTTCTACTGGAACTTTTACTGGAAATATTACCTCTGGTCAAACAAATATTACTGGAGTTAGTGATACTAAAAATCTTGCTCCAGGTGTTGAAATCACTCTAACTGGCGGTGGTGGTAGTGTTACATTACCAGCAAATGCTTTTGTCCAATCAGTATCTGGAACTACAGTAATTCTTGATCAAGCATTCCAGGGATCTGGAAGTGCCACTGGAGCAAACTTTAGTGCGGGTGGTCCATCAAACGTCACCGCTGCTGGTGGTGGAATTACACTTCTTGGTGGGTCTGGAGGAGATAAGTCAATAACTTGGTCAACTCCAAACTCAGGAACATTTGATTTAAGTGAAAACTTAAATCTGGCAGCTGGTAAGGCATTATATATTAATGGTCTTGAGGTTCTTTCTTCCACATCTGTTTTAGGTCTTTCCATTGGCACAGGTGGTAGTATTGTTACAACAACTGCTACTCAGAGTTTAAGTAATAAAACACTATCGGCAGCTACACTTTCGGGTACTTTAACTGCTGGTGGTGGTACTGGAAGTGCTGGTCAAGTTCTAAAATCAACAGGAAGTGGTGTAGAGTGGGGAACTATCTCTGTAAACACCTCTTCAATTTCAAATGGTACTTCCAATGTTTCGGTTGGTACTGCAAATGGTGATGTAACTGTACAAACTAATGGCGCTCTTTGTGCAACATTCAATGCTTCAAAAAACCTAGTAGTTGTTGGAACAGTTACTGCTCAATCTTCAATTGTCCTCAAAGATAACGTTACCACAATCACAGATGCATTATCTAAGGTAATGAATCTACGTGGTGTTGAATTTGATTATAAGGCAAGTGGAAAACATCAAATCGGTGTTGTCGCTGAAGAAGTTGAGTCTGTTGTTCCATGTGTTGTTGATGAAACAGATGGTATCAAGTCTGTTGCATATCAAAATCTTGTTGCTGTTCTAATTGAAGCAGTAAAAGATCTCAAGAAAGAAATTGATCAACTAAGAGGAGAATAAACGATGCCATTAAGTACAACAATGGGTGCCGATGGCATCACATTTACAGATGGTGGAAATAGAAGATCAATGGCAAAACCATTTTTCTTCAGGGCTTCTTCAAATACAAATTATCAACTTAGCACTAGTTGGACTCAAGGATTTAGTCCTGCCGCTTTTACAGTTCCAAAAAAATCAGAACTTCTTGTTCACTTTCACTATCCAATTAGAAATGATAGTACTAGTTGGGGTGGCGGTTATAGTCGTATGTACTATGATGTAAATAATAGTGGTTGGATTTTCTGCGGAGATTATGGTTATTGCAGAGGAGCAATGGGAACTGGTAAAGCTATGATTAGTGGTTGTGATTGGATAAATGCCTTTGACTTTAAAGGAATGACATCAGATTTTACATTTAAAGTAAGATATGATCATAGAACCCATGATGGCTCTGCCAATACTGGAAGTTCTCATGGGTATTCCAACGCAGATAGCACAGCATACCATGGAGCAACAGCCCCATGGGTTCACTATTTAACTATACAAGGATGGCAATACCCATGAGTATTTTAAGAGCAGATGGAATTGAATTTGGTAATGGTAGTGGACTTTCTTCCAATCAACCACTACAAACAAGCGGGTGGTTTCACTATAGATTTTCATCATCAACAGGTGTCAACTTTGGAACTAATTGGGTGGTTGGTCAAACTACAGGTAATATGAATTTGCCGCCAAGAGCAAAAGTTTTTATTTACACTAATACTCCATTAAGAGGAGATTCAAATGAGTGGGGTGGGCATTATGAAGATCTTCAGTATTCTCTTAATGATGGTGGTTGGACTAGTGTTGGTAGAAGTGGTTTTGTATCCAGAATGATGACAGGTAACCAACCAATCACATGTCATACAGATTTTTGTGTGATGGATTTTTCAAGTGTTGATAATAATTTTACCTTAAATTTAAGAACTTTACATCGTTATTACAATGCTGATGGAGCTGTAAATACATCCACTGGAATCGGTGGTGGAGATAACAATACAACTTATGATGCTAATAATCAAAACGTTTCAGTTTGGAAACAAATTATTGTTATGGGATACGGTCAACATACAGCATAATTATATAAATATAAAAATAAACTGTTCTATAAGAGATTAAAAAAATGGGACTTAGAAGTAGCGATGAAATTATCAATTTACATGTAAGAGTTGGTTTTGTTCCACCTTCGTTAATTGATGCTGCTTTAGTTGTAGATCCAAATTTTATTGGATCATTTGCAACTGATGCTGGAAGAGATAATTTTCCCGAAGAACCAGCACATGATGGTCCAGAGTCTTTTGAATATAGACCAGCTATGATGGACACCCCTCCATACGATGCAATTCCATATACTCCACCATCAAACGAAGAAATTTACGCTCAATGGAAATTGATGTTTGATGAATATTCAGAAACTGCTGTTTACAAATTAAGGAGACAGGCTGAATATCCATTATTAGCAGAACAACTAGATGCTTTATATCATGATATCTCATCTGGAACTCTTGATTCTTCTGGAACGTTCTTTAATTTGATTAAAGAAGTTAAAGATACATATCCTAAATCCTGATAAGGAGAATAAAAAATGCCAGTAACCTTAACAGGAAGTGGAATCATTTATCCATCTGGAACACAAAGTTCCGCACCATTTATGTACTCGCATATTAATACTGCTGGTGTTAGTATTGGTGCATCTGCAGTAACATTGATGACAACACCAGACTGGCAGTGTCCAGCAAAATCTAATGGTGTTTTTTGGATGTATTTGCCACAAAGAAATGATGCGGGGACATGGGGTGGTCATCACATCCCTCTTTATTATAGAATTAATAGTGGTAATTGGGTAGGAATGGGCCAAAGTGGATATTCACAGACAGATACCACAATGGGTCATAATGGAGGAGGAAGAATTGATACTCAAACTCAATGCTGGAACTTTGATTTCAGTTCAATCACTTCTAATTTTACTGTAGCATTTAGAGTTGATGGATATCGCCACGACGGTGATGGAGCATATCTAAATAGTTGTGATTGTACTTCTGGAGGCGATAGCACGTATACATTTAACCATAATGCAGCTGGAACAAAAACTGCGTCTGGCGGAGCATACAGTTGTGGTCATATTGCTTGGTATGGAGTTGGAGGATAATTATCCTATTTTGTAATTTTTTTTATTATTCAACATGTTAAATGAAGAAAAGACTAGAGAACTATTTGAACAGTTCACAACAAAGATAACATATTTTACTGGTGATGTTGCAATCATTGGAAAGGGAACAGCTTCTCTTTTGATGATTCCATCATTAATTAGATCTGGAGCAAACATAACAATATTTCATGATAGTGAGACAAAGGAATTGGGGGTCGGAGAATCCACTGTACCGACAGTTCAAAAGCAACTAACATCTGTTAATCTTTTCATATATCAATTAATTAAAAAAAATATTGCGTCATATAAAACTGGTGTAAGATTTTTTGGATGGGGAGATTCCGAAAAATTTGATCATCCATTTGGGAGCAATGATCTAGCTTTTCATTTTTATACTAGAGATTTTAACAAATTTTTGGTTGAACATTATTCAAAAAATTTTAATTGTAAATTTATAGACCAAAAAGTTGATAAAGTTTTTGAAGATGATGGTGGTGTTTATATTAATGGAAGTAAGTTTGATGCTGTAGTTCATGCATCAGGGTGGTCTGAAAATTTAACAACTTATATTTCATCTCCATTTGAAACTGTAAATTCTGGAGTTACTTTTACAGAATATCCACATACTGCATATACTTCAACGGTACATAGAGCCACAGAAGATGGATGGCAATTTGAGTTGCCATATCCAGAATCTAATAAATCCAGGTGTGGGTATTTGTTTAATAGAAAATTTTCCAACGAGGAATCAATACTTAAAAAATTTGAAGGAAGAGTAGAATCATATTTAAAATGGAACCCTAGATATTCGGAAAAATTGATTGTTTCAAAGAGACAAGCATTGATTGGAAATGCTTTATTTTTCTTTGAACCATTACAAGCTTTTTCAACTCATTATTATTGTGTATTCTCAGATATGATCGCAGAATATCTAGGTAATATAGGGGATCAAAAAAAGATAGATTCTTTAAATACGAGGTACACAAATTTAATTTTAGATTACTTGAGAGTCATTGCTTTTCATTATAAAAAAGGATCAAAATACAAAACTCCATATTGGATTGATATTCAAAAAAGAGCAAATCAGTTTTGTCCCGATGACATTACATCATTTAGATTTTTTACCGATTTTGATTATAACATAATTAAGAATGGAATAAATGGAGAAAATTTTATTGGAGAAACATTAAATGAATAATTATTTTGACCCAAACAGCATCACAATTTTCCAAAATATTCTTCCACTTGACATTAATCAAAAATTGCATAGTAGATTAATGAGTCATCCAAGATGGTGTGTTGTAACAGATAATTTACCAATTGAAGTATTTCAAATGACTCATGGTGGTTGTGATGCAGGAATGATCATTTGTTCGTACAGAAATATAGAAAGCAATTCAATAAGAGTTGAAAGTGAATTTGTAAGATATGATGATGATTTTAAAGATCCAACTATGGATGATTTAAATTTTTATGCAGATATGATTCATGGACTCGTTTTAGATAGATGTATTACTACAAGAGGACATTGTTCAACTCAAGCATTTGATTCTATATCAGTAGTTAGATATTTTTGGAATTATTATCATGATAGTTCTATTGGTGTTGAACATACAGACATAAAGGAATTAAATCATTGGAGTATTATTTACTATTTAAATGACAATCCTGGAAAAGGTACTATTGTCTACAAACCAAAAGATAGTACAAAACCATATCAAGATTGTGAAGAAATTTTAGTCCCCCATGTTGCTGGAACTGCTTGTATATTTCCATCACATTGGCGTCATTCTGGAACCACTGCTAATAAACATACCCACAGATCGTGTTTAAACATTTTATTCAAGGCCAACTTAAGATAATAAATACCAATAGAAAAACTGTAGGTATATTGTATGGCTCAACCTGCCAGTAGGTCCGAGCTAAGGAACTATTGTTTAAGACAATTGGGGTTCCCAGTTCTGGAAATCAACGTGGATGACGATCAGATTGAAGATGCAATTGATGATGCTCTTCAATACTATCGTGAGCGTCATTATGATGGCGTTGAGCGCATGTATCTAAAGCATCAATTTACTGCTGCAGATGAAACAAAGTTTGAAAATCAAAAGCAAC